ATCTGCTGCGGACGCTGGGCGAACTCACTATCGGCCAGGCCAAGGCGTTTCATCACCGCCTCGTACATTCGCTCACGACTGATAGCGGTTATCTCAATACCATTCTTCCCGAGCTTGACGCCGGAATAGGCAAGTGCAGCATCAGGCGCCAGCTTGCGCGTATCCGCGAAGAAAGGCTGACCTATGCCATCACCATTGCAGCGGGGGCATTCAGAGTTAGGTGCGCTAGTATGGTCGTAACCGTAGCCGCCAACATCGAGAGGCTCGCGACGTTTTCGCTCAAGCGCTTCGAGTCGCTTCTCTTCGTACTCAACAGCATCGCGCCATTGATACTGGTGACCGAAGCCCCAGCAGTAGCGGCAGCTCCCGCGGCGATACTGAGAAAGCTGGTTGGCATCGAAGGTGGCCAGGCGCCACATCTGCTCAAGCACTTCATCAGCGCTGCCGAGTGTGCGCACAATGGATGCTTTCTGCTGCTGCGCAATGGCCTGCGCAATACTAACTTTTGCTAACAGCCTTGCTCCCTGCTCATTCGCTGTCTTCTTGCTGTACCCGGCACGGATAGCGGCCTGCGTGGCGTTGTTGTCCTTCAGGTATTCCGCGACAAATAAACGCTGTTGATCGGTGAGTCCATCATCATCCACCAGCTCTTCTGCACATTTTTCCTTTTGCGCAGTGCGCAATTTCTTCTGCGCAGTTTTTTGCGCAGTTTGCGCAGTGGGTTTCTTGATGTATCGGCGGGCGGTAGCGTAATTCAGTCCCTGCGCTTCACACCAATCCTTCGGTGATACGCCGGTTGCGGCATGATCGGACAGGAACCGTTGCTGAAGCTCGCCCCAGTCCGGTTTTGCCATGGTGTTATTCCCATAAAATAAAAACCGCTGACTAATATCAGCGGCTTGAAGGAACTATCTGCTTAGGAGAATCTCCCGTTTTCTTACAATACACTCTGACGTATCTCTATGTTCACATTCTCGCTCCCTTGAGCAGATGTATGTGTTGAGTTCACCAGTTGTCCCCCCGATTCCAGTTAGCACTATTCTATGGTGCAAGATGGTTACCGGCAGGCGTTTGGTTGGGCACAACAATTTTGATGTTTTCATCTTAGAATCTCCACTTTGAGGAGATTCAAAAATCATATCACGACGGAAATTACGCAAAGCATTATCACAGGCACTCAGTGAATGCCTGCTGTAATGCCTTAGCTGGCCTGTTCTGCGCCGGTATCAAACAGCGCCAGCGCTTCGGTCGCTTCCTGAATTGCTTTACGGGTCTTCGAGACAATCTCA